CCGGCAACTGTGTATCAGACGGATGCGGTTGGAGCTGCGTACACGCCGACGACTGACGATTACGGGGCGTTCTACTTCTACGCGCCAAACGGGCATTACAGCTACACGGTTTCGGTCTCTAACGTCCTGCGTGGAACGGTAACCGACATCCTGCTGTATGACCCTGAAGAGATTGAAGGAAGCTGGACGCCGACAGACATTTCGGGCGGAACGGCTGTGCTTTCCGTTGCTTCAGGCGAGCACATCAAAACGGGCTCCATCGTGTATGTGTCTGGGCGCATTCGGTTTGCCTCCACAGGTGATAGCACGTCCGCTGCATTTTCTGGTCTTCCGTACACAGCGAAGAACAACACAAACATTTACGCGCTTGTGTGTTCGACGCAGGGGAATACCTACGGAACCACTATTAGCGGGACAACTCTCGGGGGCTTGGTGTTCGCCATTACGCCAGGAACAAAGAATTTCACGCCGCGATGGGCGGATATCCCGGGTCTTATTTGCACCAATGGGCAACTTGACGTGACGACCGTCTATTTCACTGGTTGGTATCCGACCGACGAGTGATGCCGGTAGTCATCCGCCTAACGCTGTTTGAGCGCATCTTGCAATACCTGAAGGCCCGATATGCCCGTCATCATCTCCACAAACCCAAGCATCAATAAGAGCCTGCTGGAGATTGTGCAGGGCGTGTGCCGAAAGCTCGGGCTTAATCAACCCGCGTCGGTGATTGGCTCCAACGATCAGAACATCGTCCAGCTTCAGGAGATCGCCAACGAGGAAGGGCAGGAACTTGCCGACGCCTATGAATGGCAGATTCTGACCAGCGAAGTGCAGTTCTACGCGGTGGCGACTGAATCTCAGGGGAACCTGAACGACATCGTAGACGGCGATCTAGGATGGATCGTCAACGACACGATTTGGAACCGCACGACGAATCGCCCGCTATTTGGTCCGCTCACTGCGCAACAGTGGCAGCAGATCAAGGCTCGCGCGGCTGCGGGGCCATTCAGCGAGTACCGCATCCGGGGCAATCAACTGCTGTTCTACCCGCCACCGGACGCGGGAGACAACTGCTATTTTGAGTGGGTGTCCAAAGACTTCTGCCAGAACGCGGCGGGGACTGCGAGCTATCGGGAGTGGAACGCCGACACCGATGTCAGCATCCTAGATTCGCGGATCATGTCGCTTGGCATCGTGTGGCGGTGGAAGCAACTGAAGGGATTGGACTTCCAGGCGGACTACGCGAAATACACGGTGGCTGTCGAGCAGGCGAAGGCACGCGACGGCACGAAGTCTGTGCTTTCTCTTTCTCCGTACATGCAGGGCGATTTCCTGCTGACGACGAACAACATCCAGAACGGCTCATTCCCCGGCCCATGAGAACCAAGACCACATCGCTCCCGGCTCCTATCGGCGGGTTGAATGACCGCGATTCGATTGCCGACATGCCGGTTACCGATGCGGTTGTATTGGACAACTGGTGGCCGTATCCGTCCTATCTCGGAGTCCGCAAAGGCTCTACAGACCACGTTACAGGCTTCGCGTCTGCGGTTGAATCGCTGATTGAGTATCTTCCTGTCTCTGGCACGTCTACGCTGTTTGCGGCGGCTGGAACGGCTATCTATGACGTGACCAGCGCGGGCGCTGTGGGTGCTGCCGTTCAATCGGGTCTGACCAATGCGCGGTGGGAGTACGCAAACATCACGACTCCGGGCGGTTCGTTCCTCTACATGGTCAACGGGGCAGACAAGCCTCGGCTATGGGATGGTGCTACCTGGGTGGCGGTTGATGGTGCGTCTACTCCAGCTATCACGGGCGTGACGACAACCACGTTAGTTCATGTGTGCCTGTTCAAAAACCGCCTGTTCTTCGTGGAGAAAAACACGCTATCGGTTTGGTATTTGCCGGTTAACTCGATTGGCGGCGCTGCGGCTGAGATTGATCTAGGTTCGGTGTTTCGTCTCGGCGGGTCTGTCATGGCTTGCTATACATGGACGATTGACGCGGGGAATGGCGCTGATGACCATTTCGTCATCATCTCCACGAATGGGGAGGTTGCGGTGTATCGGGGCACCGATCCATCCTCGGCGGCTGACTGGTCGATTGTGGGCGTGTTTGTGCTTGGGCGTCCGCTTGGCAGGCGCTGCGGAATCAAGTACGGCGGTGACCTTGCCATCAACTGCATGGAAGGCGTCTACCCGCTCGGGAAAGGGCTTCTTTCCGCTTCGGTGGATCGCCGGATAGCACTGACGGACAAGATACAGAACAGTGTGAGCGTGGCGGCGAACAGCTATGCATCGTCGTTTGGGTGGCAGCTTGCGCTGTACCCTGATGCAAACATGCTCATCCTGAACGTGCCTGGAGCAACGAAGTACCAGTTTGCGCAGAACACCATCACGGGAGCATGGGCGCGGTTTACGGGGTGGGATGCGAATGTTTGGCTGTCCGCATCGTCGGGGCTGTACTACGGCGACGGAACAAAGGTCCGTAAAGCGTGGGTCGGGAACTTTGACGGGACAACCCCGATTCAGTTCGATGTCTGCGGGGCATTTGGCTACTACGGCGCAAAGTCAAATAACAAGTATTTCACGATGATCCGGCCATACATCCAGGCGAGTGGGTCGCCATCCATCCTGTACGCATTGAACACGGAGTTTGCGTTGCAGGAGCCTTCTGGAGTGCTTGCGACGGCTCCAGCCACGGGGATGGTGTGGGGATCGATGACCTGGGGCACGATGACCTGGGGCGGCGGGCTTACTTCGACGGTGCGCTGGCAGTCTGTGGGCGCTGTGGCGAACGCTGCGGCTATCAGGCTGAAGGGGCAGAACAACGGCGCTGACGTTCGCTATACGAACTGCGATGCGGTGTATCAGATTGGCGGGCTTTTGTAGTGCTGTGCTTAGACGCCAGCCGAGTAGGCCCGTGGGTCTGCGAGAGGGCAGGCGGCACATGGATTCCGGGGCGCGGTACGGCGATAGGCAGGCTGGTCGATGGTGAGCTCGTGGCCGGTGTGCTGTACGAGGATTGGAACGGGGCGAATATCGTTTGTCACATAGCAGGCGAAGGGAATTGGGCAACGCGGAGATATTTGGGGGTGATCTTTGATTTCCCTTTTAGACAGGTCGGCGCGAAACGCATAACTGTGCCGGTATCTAGCAAGAACGATAGATGTATTGCGCTAGTTTCTCGGATGGGATTTACAATAGAAGCTGAGTTGTCGCAGGCTACCCCTGGCGCAAACTTGCTCCTGTTCGTCATGTTTCGGGAAAGTTGCAAGTATTTAAGGGGTAGATATGCGGAATCACTTACTCGACATCCATGACCTTGACCTAGGCGCATTCCAGCCTATTGGCGGCAGGATGCGGCTTTTTGGAAAGTCTGATCCACCGCCAGCACCGGACTACGCGAGCGCAGCGAAAGAAACCGCAGCGGGCAATCTGGAGGCGGCACGGTACGCCACCAAGGCGAACCGGATGACGCAGATCAACCCATATGGGCAGATCGATTACACGCAGGATGCGACCGACCCCGACAAGTGGACTCAGACGCAAACGCTGTCGCCTGAAGCGCAAGACACGGTAAACCGGCAGATCGCGCTATCCAACGATTACGCGCAGATCGCACAGACCGGTCTGGACAAAGCCCGCTCCACGCTGGAGAACCCGAATCTCGATGTAAGTCAGCTTCCCGCCAGGGCAATCAATGTCGGGCAGACGGCGCAAGACGCCATCATGTCGCGGCTTGATCCGCGCTTTGCACAGCAGGAAGATCAACTGCGCACGCGGCTTGCGAACCAGGGCATCACGCTAGGTTCCGAGGCTTACGGGCGCGAGATGAACCAGTTCGGCCAACAGCGAAATGACGCCATGATGCAGGCGGCGCTGCAGGGCATCAATCTGGATCAGGCGAACCGTGGCGCGGCGCTGCAGGAACAAGCCTATCTGCAGGATCGCCCGCTAAACCTCATCAACGCACTGCGGACCGGCGCACAGGTGCAAAACCCACAGTTTCAGCAGTTTGCGCAGCAGCAGACCACGGCAGGCCCTGACATGCTCGGCGCGGCACAGGCGCAGTACGGGGCGGATATGGATGCCTTCAACGCGGAGCAAGCGCAATCGGGTGGATTGATGTCGGGGCTGTTCGGGTTGGGCATGGCTGGTCTTGGCAGTCCGTGGGCTGGCGGCATCTTTGGCCTGGGGAAGAAGTAAATGTCAGACTTCGACACACAGCAGCAGCTACTTGCCGACCAACTGCGCCGGTATCAAGCACAAGCCCAAACGCAGGCCCCACAGGGGCGGCAAGTGGGGCGGGTGTACGTTGCCCCTAACCCGCTGGAATATCTCGCTGCAGGGCTTCGTGGCTATGGCGGGATGAAGGGTGAGCAGCAGACGCAACAGGCTATGGGCGACCTAGCGGAGAAGCGCCGGGCTGCGATGGTCGAGCAGTTGCGCGGCTTTGGGCAAGCCATGCAGGGCACGCCGGAGGTGCCAGCCGCTGACGTTGCGGACGGCCCCGGGCAGACGTTCACAGCCCCAGCGATTCCTGCGAAGGCTGGCGACCCGATGGCGGCATATCAGTTGCTGTTGGGCGGCGACAGCCCTGAGCTGCAGAAAGTTGGTATGCAGGGCATTGCGTCTACAGCGCAGGCGCAACAGCAGCGGGCATTGGCGCTTGAGGATGAGGCGCGCAAGCGGCGCGAAAAGGAAGCCGAAACCAAGCGAATCATGGGCATTCTGAGTGCCGCGAAGACGCCACAGGATGCGCTGGCGGCGGGTGTTCCTGCTGAACTGGTCAAAACGTATTACGACACCGGACTAGGCAAGACAAAGGGCGTTGTCGTAAACGGTCAGATTTCAGACCCTTACGCCATCGGGACCACCGTACCGCAACAGGCACGACAGCCAAACCTTGCGACCGACCTGCTTATCCCTGATCCGGCTAACCCCGGCAAGATGATCCCGAACACGCAACTAATTGGCGTCAAGGGCGGGCTTGCTGAAAAAGGCGCGACGCGCTTGAACGTAGATGCTCGGAACTTCAATACGCAAGAGTCTGAGCAGTCAAAGGTGTACGGCAAGAGCCTGGGCGAAATGCGTGCAGCCATCAATCAGGCGGGTTACGACGCGCCCGCAAAGATGGCGCGACTTGACCGCATGGAGCAGTTGTTGGCAGGCGTTGATGGTGGCGCAGCAGCCCCGGCAATGGCTGACATTGCATCCTTCGCCAACTCCATCGGGGTCAAGATTGATCCGAAGTTGGGCAACAAGCAGGCGGCAGAGGCTTTGGCACGCGAGATGGCGGCAACGCTGCGCCAGCCGGGCACCGGCCCGATGACGGACAAAGACTTTGACAACTTCCTGAAGCAGGTTCCGAGCTTGTCCAAGACGGCAGAAGGTCGGGCGGAAATCATCAAGACCTTGCGCGGTGCGATTCAACGCGATCAACAGGCTTCACAGTTCGCTAGGGAGTACGCCAAAGCAAACAAGGGGGTTATTGACGACAACTTCTTTGATGCGCTGGCGGGCTTCTATGCGCAAAACCCGGTTGTCACTCCTTCCATGCCTGCCGCAAATTCACGCGGGCAAGCCTTTGACCCTGACAAAGAACGACGCTATCAAGAGTGGCTCAAACGGCAGGGGGGCAAATGAACGAAGAAGAAGAATTCGAGTTCCGTCGCCGCTTTGAGATGGAGCAGGCTGCGGCACCTACGCTTCGCCAGAAAATCCAAGCCAGCGCACCGATGCGGGTGCTTCAGGGCATGCGCGACCCGATTGATGCGGGGGCGCAATTGCTGCCGCGTGGACTTGAATTCATTACTTCTGCCGGTGGCCTTGCACCTAACCCGGTGTCGGAGTTCTTCGGCTCTGAGGCAAAGCGGGTGGACGCTGGCGTATCTCAGAACGAACGCGACTACGAACTTGCCCGCAAGGCGACCGGCAGCGATGGTGTTGACTTGGCGCGATTCGGCGGCAATGTTGTCAGCCCTGCGAACCTTGCATTAGCGGCAAAACTCCCTGCAATGGCTACGACCGGGCAACGTGTTATCGGTGGCATTGCTACGGGTGTCGCTGGAGGCGCACTGCAGCCGGTGAACACCGAAGAAAACCCGGACTTTGGCGCTACCAAGCGAGGCCAGATGTTGCTTGGCGGCATTACGGGCGGTGTTGCTACTCCGGTGATGGGCAAGGTTGGGGACTTTGTTGCACGCAAGATCGCGCAGCTAAAAGGCCCGCAAATGCTTGAGCTATTCCAGACAACGGAACAGTTCGCCAAGGCATCCGGGCTGGATTGGGACCGCATGGCTGCCAACGAGCGGGCGGCGCTGCAGAAGCAAGTGATTGACGCGGCGAAGCAGTACGCAGGCCAAGACCCGGCAGTGGCTGCGCGTATTGCCGATTTCCAGCGCGAGGGCATGGATTACACGCTAGGGCAAGTGACGCGCAAGCCGTTGCAGTTCGCGCAGGAAAAGAACTTGTCGCAGGTGCCTGGGGTTGGTGACCCGCTAACGCAGCGATTCGCTGAGCAGGGCGCGGCGCTGCGGCAGAAGATGGGGGCGTTTGCTTCTGGTGCGCAAGAAGAACAGCAGACAGGGCAGGCGCTTGTAAACGCTTTGCGGAAGTACGACGAGAAGTTATCCAAGGGCGTGCGTTCTGCCTACCAAGCGGCACGGGAGGCTGCGGGCAAGGATGCAGAAGTGCCAATGCAGGGATTGGCGCAGGACTTCGCTGAAGTGCTAAACACCTTTGGCGACCGTGTTCCGTCTGCTGTGCGTGCGAACTTCGCCCGATACGGCATCGGCACCGACGACATGACGCAGCGCAAGATTTTCACAGTCGAAGAAGCTGACAAGCTGCTGAAGATCATCAATGCCAACGCATCAAACGAACCGGCAACCAATGCGGCGCTTAGTGCGTTGCGTGGCGCAGTCAAGAAAGCTGTTACTGAGGACGCCGGGGTAGACGATGTGTTTGCAGGTGCCCGCAAAATGGCGGCTGATCGCTTCCGCCTGCAGGACGCATTGCCCGCTCTTGAGTCATCTGCATCCGGCAGGGCCAATCCTGACACGTTCGTGCAGAACTTCATTGTCAGCAAGACCGCCAGGACAAGCCAAGTCCAGCAACTCGCCGATGCGCTGCGTAAAGAATCGCCAGAAGCCTACGCAGCGGCGCGGGCGCAGGTTGGGGCATACCTGCAGCGCAAAGCCTTTGGCGAGAACATGGCGGGCGATAAACCTGTGTCGCCGGAACGGTTCGCTGCGGCGCTTCGTGAGCTAGGAACGGGCAAGCTATCGGCATTCTTTAGCCCCGATGAAGTTGCAAGCATGCAGCGGCTGGCGCGGATTGGGTCTTACATGGACTCCGTGCCGCAAGGCTCTAAGCCAAACACCTCGGGAAACTGGGGCGCAATCATGACCCGCTTGCCGGGGATGCCGCAATCAATGGCGGTGGTCGATGCGCTGCGCTCGGGCGTCAGCAATCAGCTAAACGTCAATCGGGCGCTTGCGGCTAAACCTAGCCCCGAGCTTACGCCCGAACAAATACGCCAGTTGTCTCAGATTCTTTCCGTTGGCGGCTTGGCGGTTGGCTCTTCGGCGGGCATGCAATTGAAGTAGGACCGCATAGAACATAACCCCTAACGGCGCGGCCAGCAACTTCAAAAACTCTTCCATCAAAGCATCCTAAGAGGTAACAAATATGGCTCGAAATGGCAGCGGCACCTATAGCTTGCCCGTCAACACATGGAACCCGGCAGTCAACGGTGTTTCTGCTACCGCTTCCGATTGGCAGTCTCTTATTGATGATGTGGAGACTGCGCTAACTGCTTCGCTTGCTGCTGACGGTCAGACGCCGATGACCGGCAATTTGGCGATGGGCAACAACAAACTAACCGGGCTGGCTGCGGGCACTGCTGCGGGGAACTCTCTGCGGTGGGAACAGTTGTTTTCGCAAGGAACCGAGGTGGACATCGCCTCGGCAACGACAACCGACATCGGCGGACAGAATAGCAATTTCCTCCAGATCACCGGCACCACAACGATAACGGGTTTTGGGACAAACTACAACGGCCCCCGATTCCTGCGGTTTGCAGGGGCTTTGACGCTGACTCACGGCAGTGCCTTGGTGCTGCCTAGCGGGGCGAGCATCACGACCGCTGCGGGGGATATGGCTGTAGCGATTCCAAAGGCCACCTCGGGCACGCCTGACGGCTGGGTGGTGCTGTATCAGCGTGCATCTGGCTTGCCGCTGCTGACGACCGGGCTTGTTCCTACGGGTGCGGTAACGACTTCTGGCCTGACACAAGCCACCGCCAGAATGCTTGGGCGCACGACCGCAGGAACGGGAGCGATTGAGGAACTGACAGCGGCAAATGTGGCGGCCTTCACGGCTGCGGCATCTGACACAGCGCAGGGTGCGGTTGAGTTGGCAACGACTGCGGAGACTGAGACGGGGACGGACACGGCTCGGGCGGTCACTCCTGCGGGGCTGAAGGGTGCGCTGTTGTTCTCCAACGGCTTCCAATCCACCGACCAGACTGTCACGCCTGCCAGTACGCTAAACGTGGCGCACGGGCTTGGTGCGGTGCCAAAGCTGTTCAAAGTGACGCTGAAGTGTACGGACGCAGGCGGCGAGGCGGGCTACTCGCAGAACGATGAAGTTGCGGCTGATTTCGTGTTTGTGTCTGGTGTCAGCATCATTCGCGCATCGGCTGACGCGACAAACGTGAACATCAGCTATGACGGGGCCAGCACGCAGGTGCCGAACAAGTCAACACGGGCAGCCACGACGATTACATCAGCAAAGTGGGCGTTTGTAGTCAGGGCTTGGGCTTGAAAACCATGACCGAGCACGAAGCAACCATAGCGGCTGCGGGTTCCAAAGCGACCTTCGCAGGTTCTGGCACTGCCATTCTCGGATGGCTTGCCTCTAGCGAGTTTGGTGTCGTTGCGGGCATCTTGCTTGGCTTTGTGGGTCTGATCGTCAATTGGTACTTTCGCAGGCGCACCGACAAGCGTGAACAGCGAGAGTACGAGGCGCGTATGCGTCGGATGGGAGCGGAGCCATGAGCGACAACGCGCTGATTCGTGCATTGCGCTCCTTCGGGCAAGGCGCATCAAATGCTGTCGCGTCCAACGTCTCCACACCTGTTGACGGCATCGCGTGGCTACTGCGCAAAGGTGGCTTGCCGATACCGCAGAACCCCGTTGGCGGCAGCGATTGGATGGCGCAGCAAGGGCTAACCGCAACGCCACAAAACAAACTTGCGGGCCTGCTTGGAGAGACTGCGGGCATGGTTGGCCCTGCTGTCGTTCAAGCGGCGGCACCAAAGATCGCGGGCGGGCTGTTGGCGCTGGACGACAAGGCTATGGATATGGCGCGGCAGGGAATAGAGCGGCGCATGGTCAACAGCGGGATGATTCAGCCGGCTACTGTGTGGCACGG